CACGTTGGGATCAGATTGATCCTCGTAAGCAAGCACCACAGCAAGCCGCTGCTCTTCCGCTGTGGGCTCTTCGATGTCAGAAAGTGGCTTCTGAGCCAGAATCTGAGACAAGCCGTGCTTGGTGAGCGAAGTACCCACCGGAACCTGGAAAACGCGGACTCGATCGGGACCCTTGCCGTCAGGAGTGAGCGGCTGGTTTCCTTGAAGCCTCGTAGGCAACTTGTTCGACGTCCGAGTCAAGGGGACTGATGAAGACGGGATCTGAAGCGCCGTGATGAAGGGACCAGGTGCACTCAACCACTAGGTCGAGGGCGCTGTGCTGGGGCTCTTCGTCTGGCTCTCGCGGGCAGCGATCACACAGATCTGCGTAGGAGGAATAGGCGATCTTGACCAAATAGAGCTGGAAAATCCGCTCTGTTGGTAGATCACTGAAGTTGTCGCGGAACCAGTCGAACTGAAGTGCGACTTGACCTCCTGGAAGAATGCAGGGTTTGCAATCTCCGTCGTTTGGGTCAGGCGTTAGTGGGAACCGCGGGATCTGAAAGGGTTGACCTACAGATCTCTTGAAAAGTTGCTCTGGAAGGACCGTGTTAACACGGGCCAGGGTAGGGACGAGGAGATCGTAAGCCTACGAGAGTGATTTTCTTTGGGCGCTAGTTCAAACCGCGGCACCCAAGTACATCCACTGTATTTCTGAATCTGAGAAGTTCTGTGTCAAGGCATCCTCCCACTCCTTCCGCCCGCGGTACAAGTGATCATTATCACGCAGAAGGCGATTTATGTGTTGCCTGAGCTTCATTCTCATATCAGAATCGTAGAAGACCTCCCGAATTAGTGCACAAGCTCTAATCAAACTTGATATTGGCCTTGGCACTTTCCCTCCTTTCTCATCCTTTACATCTCGTGTGTAGAGGGTGCTAACCATGCCTTTGTTAGAGACACAGTGTGGCACCCAAAATCCGTCGCTCTTGGCGGAATATGAACTCAGAAATGTGCACTGCTCGATCGGACGTGCAAAGGGATAAGTCGTTGTGAGCTCAACGTTGAATTGATCGCGCAAATAATCTGCAACTGTAAAGAAGTTGAATCTCTCCAGGAACTTGTCACTTACGGAGAATATACCATCATCGCACTGGATTTTAACGGCGACATTGGCGCGGAACTCCTTACGACCTAGGCCAGTAATACCGACCCAGGCACAATAGAACCACTCTACTACTTGCTCGGTATTCATGCGAGCGGTGGCTGGACCCCCCGATTTGTTCTTTCCAGGAATAAATCGTACCAGGTGGTCCTTGCAGACAATAAAAGAATACAGGTGGTTAAGAACAATTACGTCGTGAACTCTGCGGTTTGCTTCGTTTTGTTCTTCGACGGGGAGCAAGCTCCAACATTGTTCAAAGTGGCGAATGATAAAGAGCATAGTGATGGAGGCCTCCATACCGGCGACGTCAAAGTCAAAACCGTTGGGGTGTCGTTTAAGATCCATGATCAAACCATCCCAGCCCATTTCCCACTTACTAAAACCACATGTGTGATCAAGAGCGCGGTGGTGTTTAACCCACTGCGAGTGCTGCCGCCCATATAGGCGGTGGTAGAGATAAACAAGCTCTTTCGAACTAGTTACAAACGTGCGGCCTTTCCGCGCGTTCAG